GCCCTGACAAGCTAGCAAATGGGGGGGATGAACGAAACGAAGTGGAGTGTGGTCGTAGACCCATCCCCCCCATTTGCTAGCTTGTCTATCTTTATCTTTAGAGCAGAAAATAGACAGGCACAGAATATCCAGAAAATTTGACATTTTGCGATCCCCCGTTATATAACAAAAAGGGTTAGGAGTCCTTGGGCCACCGTCAAATTTTATATATGAAAAAAATCTGCATCACTTGTAATCGGACACTTCCACAATCGGAATACACCAAAAAACGTAATGTCTGCAAACGGTGCACCTCTTTTCAAAGAAACGTTGCAAGGAATCATACGCCAGAATCATACCTCGCTGTGGTGTATCACAAATTAAAAACAGCAAGAGTAGATATGGAATGGGATATTGATATGGACCACATAAATAAACTGTGGCACAAACAAGAAGGATGTTGTGCTTTATCAGGTGTGTTTATGACATGGCATGGAGGCGAAGGACGAAAGGACCTTAATGCCAGTATTGATAGAAAAGATCCTAACAAAGGATATATAATAGGCAACGTGCAATTAGTGACACAAAGAGTCAACACCATAAAACACACACTAGGAGAAGGTGAGCTTTATTGGTGGTGCAAAAACATAGTACACAACAAAGAAAATGCCAATTAAATTTAAACCCTCAGAAAAAAACTATGATCGCAGGACTGGAAAGACTACGGTGGTGCATCATTGGATGAGAGGAACACCGACCAAGGACCTGCTAGAAGCGCTTGAAAAAGAAAACACCAAGCCAAAAGTAAAACATAAAATAAGATTAGAATTGTTTCGCAGAAAGAAAAGTGGTTAACTATGGATATTGATTTGGAACGTTTGGCGGAGCAATACCCGGACGCAACGAAAGAACTCATTGAATTGACAGAGGCATTACGCACCAAACAACTCCAACGCAATGGCGCAGAAAGCTTTCTGACATACGTCAAACACATGTGGCCAGATTTCATCGAAGGACGCCACCATCAGATTTTTGCTGAGAAACTTGAACAAGTTGCTCGCGGCGAGGTAAAACGTTTAATTATTAACATGCCACCTCGTCATACAAAGAGTGAGTTCGCAAGCACTTACTTTCCATCATGGATTTTAGGGAGAAATCCAAAACTTAAAGTCATGCAGATTACACACACAGCGGAACTTGCCTTTCGTTTTGGTCGAAGAGTCAGAGATTTAATTGACTCTGAAGAATATCAATCAGTTTTTCCAGGGGTGGCGCTTAAAGCAGACAGCAAATCGGCAGGACGTTGGGAAACCAGCGGTGGGGGCGAAGCGTTTTATTCAGGTATCGGCGGTGCCGTGACTGGACGGGGTGCGGATTTGCTGGTTCTCGATGATATTCACTCGGAACAAGACGCTTTAAGTCCAACGGCCTTGGACAACGCATGGGAATACTACAGTTCTGGACCGCGACAGCGTCTACAACCGGGTGGGGCTATCGTAATTGTGATGACAAGATGGTCGACCAAGGACTTAACAGGCAGATTATTGGCAAAACAGACGCAAGATCACGCAGATCAGTGGGAAGTGGTCGAATTTCCAGCCATTTTTCCAGAGTCAAACAAACCTTTATGGCCCGGTTATTGGAAAATTGAGGAACTAGAGGGTGTAAAAGCCTCTATTCCAGTGTCAAAGTGGGAAGCACAGTGGATGCAGAACCCAACTTCGGAAGAAGGGGCGATTTTGAAGCGAGAATGGTGGCAATTGTGGGAAGAAGACGAGGTTCCAGAGATGCAGTACGTTATACAGTCGTACGATACAGCCTATACCAAGAAAGAAACGTCCGATTACTCTGCAATTACAACATGGTGCGTGTTTTACCCTGATCCTAACTCCATGCGACCAGCTTTGCTGTTACTCGATGTTAAAAAAGGTAGATGGGACTTCCCTACACTCAAGAAAGAAGCTTATAAACAGTTTGAATATTGGGATCCAGACACAGTAATCGTAGAAGCCAAGGCCAGTGGTCTACCGCTCACGGACGAACTACGTCATGCAGGTATTCCTGTGGTCAACTACTCACCTGGCAAAGGACAAGACAAAATTGCAAGGGTAAATGCGGTCGCACCCATGTTGGAATCGGGCATGGTGTACGTTCCAGACACACGTTGGGCGGAAGAATTAGTAGAAGAATGTGCAGCGTTTCCATTTGGAGATCATGACGACTTAGTAGACTCGACAACGCAAGCGTTAATGCGTTATCGACAGGGCGGATTTATTGGTTTAGAATCGGACGATGATCTGCAGGATAATCAACCGAGACGGATCAGAGAATATTATTAGGAGAGAGCAATGGCTGACAAAGGCGAAAAGATAAAGGACCAAGGATTTGTTCCTTATGCAAAACAAACCGATATGAAAGCACCCATGACCAAACCTGGAGACGGGAAAGGCAAAAGCCGTGGTGGTGGCGATGCAATGAGAGGCACAAAGTTCACAGGCGTTTACTAGGAGAACAACATGGGAGGAATTATGCAACTGCTACGGCAGCTTATTCAAAGCGGTAGCGGAATAGGCAACTCTTTAGCCAGAAGATATTTACCCGCTAGATTTCATAGAACTAAAACCGATGAAGGTATTGAGTATATGAAAGGGACAGCTGATACCATGGGAAAAACTATGGCTAGAAGTTTAGATGAACTAGAGGTAATAGCAAAAAGAAAAATAGCTCAAGGTCAAAAGCTTATAGACGACGTTCAAAAAATGGATCCTAGATTTGCAAATCAAGCAGCTGTTCGTAAGAACTTTGAACAAATAAATAAAGAAGTAGATGAACTTATGGCACTGTCAAAAAGTTTAAGAGATCAATCTAGATTAGCAACAAGTTTTAAAGAAGCCACTCGAATAATGGATTACGCTAATCAGTTTGAAAAAACCGCTGCACTAATGAAAAGTGCTTTACCTGTTCTTGGCGGGTTTGGAGGTGGCTTGTACCTTGGAGCGAGGTCAGAAGATGCTGATCCTAGTTATTACAACCCAAAAACAGACCCATTTCGCAGCCAGCCTGAGGATCCTGTAGGGGAAGCCCTTGAAGACATGGAAAACAAAGTAAATGGCAGAGAACAGTAGACCTACCAACATAGAAAGGTTGTCAGATCTTATTGATCTGGAAGTACAAGACGGCACAGAAGTTCAGATTGAAGAACCTATGGGAACGGGTGAAGGAGATATTGCCGTTGAACTATCTGAGGAAGGCGCACAGATAGACTTTTTTCCTGACGAAGAAGTTATAGACACCACACCATTTGATGCGAACTTAGCGGAGTACGTTGATGAAGGCGAGCTAGGACGAATTGCTTATGAGTTAGTCACTGACTACGAAGAGGACAGAGCAAGTCGCCATGATTGGGAAGATGCATACGTAAAAGGATTAGATCTACTTGGATTTAAGTATGAAGATCGAGACAGACCTTTTCCAGGAGCATCAGGCGTAACTCACCCTATGCTCGCCGAATCCGTAACCCAGTTCCAAGCGCAGGCATTTAAGGAACTATTACCTAGTAAGGGCCCTGTTAAAACTAGAGTGATGGGTAACGAAACTCCAGAAACCGAAGATCAAGCACGAAGGGTAGAAGAGTTCATGAATTACCAGATCACTACGGTAATGGAAGAATATACCCCTGAAATGGACCAACTGTTATTTTATCTGCCACTAGCAGGAACAGCATTTAAGAAAGTTTATTACGACCCAAGCAAACAAAGAGCGGTTAGTACGTTTGTACCCGTAGAAGATCTAGTAGTTCCCTATACAGCAAGTGATTTACAAACATGCGAAAGAGTGACACACGTAGTCAAAATGACATACAACGATGTTAGGACACAACAGCTTGCAGGCTTCTATAGAGACATACCACTACAGCCAGCCGAAACAAACATAGGCAGCGAAACCACAGACAAAGAAGACGAACTAGAAGGACTTAGTGCCACCACCAACGACATGATGTATGAATTGTTGGAGTGTCACGTATCCATGGATATACCAGGTTT